CACGGTGCGGTTTATTGCCGGGTCCAGCCAGACGGGAAGGCCCGGTTCTACTACGCTCCCCCGCGCTGGTTGCAGTTCCTGATGGACCCCTGGGCCCGTGCACTCTATCGGGCACTCAGGGCAATCCCTCAGGATTTCACGTACAACCAGCAAGCCGGGGCCGAGCGTGTCGCCGAATGGCTCAGGGCCGGTAGGACCGTGTGGTCCTTCGACCTGAGTTCGGCGACCGACCGGTTTCCCCTGGCTGTCACTCGGACGGTCCTGTGGTCCCTATCCTCTAGGGCCAACAGGCCGTGGGTGGATCTTTTCTGCTGGATCTCGAGGCTCCCTGCTCGGGCGGCCTACCCCGGGGCCGGCTCAGAGACCATAAGGTGGCGATGCGGGCAGCCGTTAGGGACTGTCCCGTCCTTCGCCGCCTTCGCCCTGAGCCACCACGCGGTTGTCAGGGCGCTCTGGGCCCGGCTCGGAGGCGACCCGAGGGAGGCCCCCTACTGCATAGTAGGGGACGACCTCGTGATCGCCGACCCGAGGCTGGCGGAGGCCTACCGAGAGTTCTCTACCCAGGTGTTAGGGGTAGAGATCTCGGAGCCGAAGTCCCTCGCGGGGAGGCTAGGCGAGTTTGTCGGGCGGCTCATTGCCCCAGATGGGATCGGGTTCAAGCTCAAGGCGCCACAGCGCCTTGACTACCGAACCCTCGCAGCTTACCTGTCCCTTATTGGGACCAGGGCGCTGCGCATCTGGAGGCAATCTCTACTCAGGGACCTGATCGCACTCATCCCGAGGGAAGGTTATCCAGGAAGTAACCCTGGCGGCCTTCCCAAGGAGAGTGTTGATCGGTTCCTGGTAGAGTACTTCGCGCTTGAACGCGAAGTAGAGCCGCCCCGGCTCTACGCGGTAGATCCACGTCATACTGTCGAGGCTCGAATAGGGCCTCTGTACAGTATGAGCGTGGTCTTACCGCGCGAGCCGACCGCCACCGAGTGGGCGCCGCGAGGCGCCGCTGAGTGCGGGCCGGCCGGAGAGCCAGTGAGGTCGCACTACGGCGAACCTCAACCGGCCTCCGACCGCTCCCCCGGCTGGCTCCGCCGAGTGCGGAAGGCCGCCGAACTCTCAGGTATTGCTGAGGTTTGGCGGCTTATCCGGACCGGCAGATGGAGCCGGCGCGGTGGCGGCCAGGGCCCTCAGGCCGCATGACACGCGAGTTCGTTCCC